TCAATCTTAGTGTAGTAAATGGCGAACTTTTCATCAGGCTCAGGCTGTCTGTCATACAACAGGATCATGTTCCGTGGGTCAACAGTGAAAAACTTTGGCACAATGTTTGTGGTCAGGCCATCCGTCATCCCTGATATATAATGCAGTTCATAGGACACGCCGAATGTAGCGGTATTTCTGCCTCCACGCTCTGTCTTTACCGTCTCGTTGTTCTGTCTGAATATATCGGTAAGCGTTTTCAGATATGGCTCATCCTCAGTACGGTAAGTGATATACCCTGGTCGGTATCCATATCCGGTGAACGTGTTGACTATCTTCCTACCGTAAGGGAATGGCGTTCTGTTGTCCGGGTCAGTTGTCGGCTTTCCCAGGATCGTTGGATTCTTGCCATCGTAATAATCGGCCATCATCGATAATACCGGAAGCCGTTCCGATTCATGCTTTTGTATCCAGTCCTCAATGTCGTCAGTCGATAGCATCGATTTGTCAGTCGTCCATATTCTGTTCATATTGTCCCCTATAATCCTAAGTCAGAAGCTCCGTAATTTTCAGCTATATTTCCTGTATATCCTTCGGTCAATTCTGTTAATGCCCACACTAGAGCATCCATCCTGTTCGGTGATTTGTCAATAGCTGGATCGTATAGACACATTTCATCCTCCAGGTCGTTAAATGGTATTCTGTGATACACTTGCCCACGCTCATATAATGCAGACATTGGCTCGGCCCTGACAACCTTCCCCCTGGTTGCATTCACAAGCTGAACATTGATATTTTTCTTTGCTCCCCGGATCGTTGATTCAACCATATCACCACCATAATTCTTTTCGGCAATAACCGCATCTGCTCTCCATTTCACAAATGCCTGTGCAACTTCAGCCGCCCATTGTTGGGGTGTCCCATGCATACTGTAATCATCAAGCACGTAATATTCCCCCGCCGCTTTCCCAGCTATAATGATACCGATCTCATCACCATCTACTGTTCCAGCAGGGTCAACTCCGACAACTATCCGCTGCATGTCCGGCAACTCTTCCCGGTACTTTATCCATGCTCTGCGCCATAGCGTTCCACTGTCCAGACTGTACTCCCCGTGCAAGTACCTTTTCCGCTTTGATTCTGACAAGGTATTCAGCGTTTCCAGGTATTCAGTTGATATGTTCTCAATATTGTCCCCTGGATTCATCCTGATTTTCCCGTAATCTTTCATATCGACAGTGCGCCCATCTGGCAATTCGCCGCGATGAAATATCTTGTATCCCCAATGGTTTATTGATGGAGGATTATAGTCAATCAATATCCTCCCGCGCATTCCTTCAGGAGGGTTCAATCTGGTGATAATCGTCTCATATGCTGGATAGGATATCTGAGATGCTTCATTAAGGAATATCGTGGCATACTCATTACCAAGTATCTTTTCTGTCCTGTCTTTGTCATCAAGGCCACCGATCCACACCGTCGAACCATTCGGGAACTCATAAAACCAGTCTGTTTTGTTTAGCTTGACAGCCTTTTTAAGATTCAACGATTCAAGCACGGCTGGCATGGTTTGATGACAGATCGATTGTTTGGCGTGGTTGAACCTGAACCGTGCTACCAAATGATGTGCAGGCTTCTCAAGCGCCCGTTTGCAGATAACCCGTAAAGCGAGAAATGTCTTACCTGACCTTGAACCGCCCTCAAGTAGCACTATCTTTTTCTGTGCTATCAGTCGCGCAGCTTCACGCTGTTTTTCTGTAAGTTTAAACATCTTTCTCCGCATCCTCGAAAACAACTGTCAGCTCTCCGCTATGTTCAAGGTCAATCGATTCCTTCGGCCTACCGTCGATCCTGTCATAGACATACTTCATTGCAGGCACGTCGCCATCCATAGCAAGGGCGATCAATCGGCGAGCTATCGCCTGCTTTGCTGGTATCGGGTTCCCTTCGGCATCTTCAAGGTCGAGCGTGTTCAATTCGGCCCTTAATATCTCGGTCATGGCCTCGGTTTTCTTTGGTCTGCCGTTGGGATTTCCTGATTTACCTGGTACAAATGGCATTGTTTATTCCTTGTTTATCAATCATACCTCTACTACCTCCAATCCTGGCACCGTTTCCCGTAGGTACTGAGCAACGGCAGGCTCATTCTCGTAATACTTGTCAACGTACATCGCTTTGCACATCTCTGCTTTATATTCTGCCTTATAGGTATAGTTTCCTGATGCCATCATGTATAAGACACTCTGCGTATATCCGTACTTTTCAAGCCATCTATAAGTTCGCATGACGTGTCTTCTTGTACCCTGCCTACTCGTAATTATAATATATTCCCCTTCAGGCTTCAAGATAGGCGTTTCCCATGCTTTCCTTAACCGACCGTAAGCATCGCCGAATATCCTGAATAGCGGTTTCTCCCACCATCTTGCAGGGGTTTCTGTGCATAGTGTCCCGTCGAGATCATAGGCGGTCATGATTTATTCACATCACGCATTGATTCAGAATATACCGCCTTAACGTTTCTCATTGGATCAACAACCGGCTTTTCCTTGCCTATTTTCAGCTTATTAGCGGCCTTTATCCGCTTCCTGATGCGTTTCATGTTCCCCTCGATATCGATATTGAACCGTCTGTGTAGTGTTTTCGCCTTGCAAACCGGACATTCTTCTATTTCTCTTTCCTCTTCATTTTCGGATACCATTTGAGAATTGCACGTTCCGCAAATATATTGACTTCTCATCCCTTCCATATATTTTAGCAATTCCTCTTCTGGCTTTTCGCTTTCAACGAATGAGTAGCCTTGATCTGACGCAACTACGAAAGCGCCTACAGCTGCTAAATAGGTTTCTGATATATCAGCAATCTGTTGTGTTGAGTAGCCCTTTATATGATTCCCCTGCTTTCTGATAACATGTTCTATATCAACTTTCGGCATCTCTGTAATCGTTGTTTCCCCGATTGTCCAGCAACTTTGTAATCCCAGTCTCCAGGCTGATATCATGTTCTTTTTATAGAAAGTGTGTACAACATCCATTTCTATCCCATTATTTGACATAACTGCGCGGTCTTTTACGTCCTGAGGTAATGCGTCATACGGTTTCTGATGTTCAATCCACTCGCCGTTTTCGCATGTCCATTCTGTGAACCGGCTTTTACCGTGAGTATACCCGAAATCAACCCCGGTTAGAAATATGTTCGTATATCCAAGTACCTGAGCTGAAAACAATTGTCCAGGTGGTGAGCAAGCAAATAGCGTGACCTCTGTTTTGATTTGTGGTTCAAATGCTGCCATGCGGAGTTGTCCGTCTTTACATTCCCGATCCGAGTACATGATATTTAGCATATTCGCATAGAAACTGTCGCTTTTCCCTCTGGATTGACGATATAGAATAATGTCATTCGGCCATTTTTCAATCAAAGTCGGCCATACTGTCGGGGTAGTAATTAGCTTTGTATCGTATTGCGACCAGTCTACTCCCTGGATTTCCTCAAAAGTGCAGAACGGATCAAGTGCATAAATGTGAGTCGGTGGAGCGCCATATTTCACAAGTGTCAATGCATGGCTCGTGCTACAGATAATACCGCCCTCCCAGTCTTTTAAGTGCGGTAATGTTTCGTCCAGGCTTCCACCTGATCCAACTATGATACACGGCTTGTTCGCTTTGCCGGCTGCGCTGATATCATATGCAGTGCCGGCCTTTATACGATCCTGAATTATCGGCCAGTTTCGGGTTGCGTTGTATTCTTCATGAATTGTCTGTGCTTTATCGGTTGCCTGATTGTACTGTGTTGAATTGCTTTTATATGTGAATTCAGTTTCCACTGTATACGTCCTTTGCGTCTCGGCCTTTCAAAATAAATTTCTCCATGAAACATTCCACAATAGGGATATCTTCGGGATAATCCAGTTCATAGCACTGCCATTCTTCGACTGCATAACAGTGTTTTATTGTCTCTGTGTCAATTTCGCGTTTATCTATAGTTATGTCAAGTTTTGGGTTATTTCCCCATTGCTCCATTGACCAATTATATTCAGCAATTCCCCAGCCTCCGCAGAGTTTCGAATAATTCCAAAACTTGTCGAAAATATGATTCCGTGCTGTGAAATGTTTTTGATCCTGCCTCTTACCTGGTTCATTATGGCTGTCTCCATACCTCTGCTCAAATGATTGATCATTTAAATAAATACAGGTCTCTTTAATCGGTGCAGCAGTAACAATGACGTTGGTCTCAAGCTCAAGATATAGACTGATCATATTATCCAGATCATCCGGTTTTTTAAGCGGGCTTGTTGGTAGCATTGTCAGGATATGATCGCATGGGCCCACCTGTTCCATAGCATGTTTAAATGCGACTCCAGCAGTAATTCCATTTTCCCAGACAGGCCGTCGAACTACATGCGCCCCGTATCTTTCCCCGACCTCCGCGATCTCATCATCATCCGTGGTGAGAATAACCATATCGACTTGCTTACACGCCAAAGCCTGCATAATAGACCATGCAACTAATGGATGGCCGCAGATTGGATATATATTCTTTCCTGGTATTCTTGTAGAACCGCCCCGTGCTGTTATCAATGCTGTTATCATTCCTTAACTCCCCCTACAGAAATTCCGGTTATAAAATATTTATTTGCTATCAAAAATATAGTAAGCAGTGGGAATAACAAGATTACCCCGACTGCCATTTGCCGTCCTAGTGGATTGATATTCAGTTCCCCGCCACCTCGTGTCAATACCTTTCTCATAATCCCGACTACCAAAGTCTGGGTGTCTCCAAATTGAAATACTAACGATTGCCAGACATAATCACTCAATATAAATATCCCGGTTAATAGCGCAATCAACGTTAAGACAGGCAATGCAAGCGGAATTATCACCCTATATAGTATAGTCCATTCAGATGCTCCGTCAATGGTAGCTGATTCTATAATGGCTTTAGGGATTTGCATCATGTAATTCCTTGTCAGATATAGATTGACCGGCTGATATATTGATGTCAGGACAACCGCCGCCATGGTTCCAGAAATCCCCACTTGCCTTATAGTGATATACATTGGAATCATCAGGCTCATCCTGGGAACCATCATCCCCGCAATAAACGCCGCCCATATCAATTTTTCATGTGGAATCTTTTTAAAAGCGAACGCATAGCCCGCCATGGCATACACAATTACAGAGAGAATCACAGTTGCAACCACCGCGATTGCAGAATTGCGAACCCACCGCAATAATGGCCAGTTTGAGATATACCTGAAATTCTCTATTGTCGGCGTATTCGGGATTAGTCGTGGTGGCATCCGTAGAACTCCCTGCACATCCTCAAGCGAATATACCACCATAAACCAGACTGGAAGCAATACAAGTGCCATCATGATTATAAGCCATACTTTCTTCATTGCTTTACCTTAGTTTTAAGCAGAGCAAGTCCGCCAATAATACCCAATAAAATGACAGCCTGTGCACTGGCAAGTCCATAATTCCCGAACAGAAACCCTTGCCTATAAATATGATATGTCAACGTTGCCGCATAGTCCTGTGGGGCAAGCATCATAGGTGTCTCAATAATCTGCCATGCTCCAATCCATGAAAGCAGTGCAAGCAGAACCAGCACCGGCGCAATCGTCGGCATGATGATCCTGTATTTTATCTGCCGCCATGATGCCCCGTCAATTCTCGCCGAGTCTAATATCCCTGGATCAACCGCTTCCACAGTTGCGAGTGTCATAATCAATGCACTACCCATAGCACTGAGTATAACTATCCCGGCAATCACTGGAATGGCCGTTATCCCTTGGGCAAACCATGATATGTTTGCTCCCAGAACCCAATTGACAGCGCCATTCACATGAAATAACCACTTCCAGAATCCTGCTATAATTATCCCTGCTGATAGTGATGGAATATAAAACCCTATTCTGGCAGCATTACGCCACGGCTTTGACATTCTCGACAGAAAACAGGCAAGTGTAAAACTTATAAAAACAGTGCATGGAATCATCAGTGCGGCGTATGACAGAGAATTGGTAACCGCCAGCCAGAAGGTTTGATCAGTAAATGTTTTGATATAGTTATCGAGGCCGATAAACTCCGACCTCATGAAATTGGTATGCTGTAGTGAAATAATAACCAACTGCACCATAGGCCACGCGAAGAATACAATCCAGAGTATCGCCAGTGGTGCAATCAGTATTAGGCTCATTTTACAGATGTCAACTTTTCTTGATATTCGGCAATTGCGTCAGCAGGGCTGATTTTGCCATTTAACAACTTTTGCAGGATCGGAAACTGTAGTGACCGCCTTTCGGTAAATCGCGGGTCAGTGATACCAACATCCTGAATCCCATTCTTTGCCATGATGTCAGCAACTTGCAGAAGATACGGATCTTGGTTTGGAATTGCATCTGTCCGGGTTGACATGATCCCTTGCTTTACTAATTCATTCTGTGCCCATGCGCCATTGAGTAATTCAGCATAATACGCGGCAGGAGTATCAATATCAGTCCCGGTGTTATTGACGATAATTGCAGCATTGGAAAAATAGACAGGTACACCGCTCACCCCTGGCATTGCAGGAAATGGAACGTATTTTACCCTGAACGGTTCTTTTATCGTCCCTTGTTTCATCGATGCATCCCAGTATGGTTTCATCCACGATGGGAAAAATGCTGTTGCGGCAAGGTTTCCATCAGACCATTGCATCACATAATCGTCATCACATAGGGCGGCGCTGTTCGGAGGTATGTACCCGTTTTCATTCAATAAGTTGAAAAACTGATAAACTACCTCACCACCGGTATCGGCAATTGTTGAAACATCATAACCGCCCGGACCGTAGAAATCCACACCAAACGCAGCAAACCAGTTATTGATTAGATAATCCCCGGATTGATTCGCGGCAAACATCCCTGTTGCCCATTTCTCGCCATTGTATTTATGTTTTACCATGCCGGCCATCTTCAGGAAATCAACGATTGTCCAGTCATCAGGCACGGTGTAGCCAATATCATCCATCAGATCCAGATTGATCGCCATGGCTTGCGCGCCCCCGGCTTGTGGTAATGCCATCAGTTTACCGTCTTTTCGGTATGGATCGAGGATCCCCGGCTGGTATTTATCAAGATCGCTGATATAGTCATCCAACGGCAAAGCGAATTCAGGAATCATATATTTTGACGCTCTTACCATTGTATCCATATAAATATTAGGTGGCATACCGGCGGCAATCATGGCATCCATGGTCAGTGCTGACCCATCCGACAAGTCAATTTTGCTTTCCTCAACTGTGATGTCGGGATATTTCAAATTGAATAGCCGGGTTGCTTCTCCAATGAAAGTCGTCCCGTTCTCAAATACGGCATTCCCGGAATGCAGAATCCGCAAGGTCTGCGATTCGGGTTGTCCCGCACTATACATGGTAAAGGCAAGCAATGCCACCATTACCAGAAAAACAAGTTTTCTCATCCATTTTCTCCTGTAAAATAAAAAGCCCACGTTGCACTTCAGGTTGTGCCGTGGGCTAAATGAAGGATAGAATCCCCCAACGACATCCTGAAGTGCCGCCGGTTGATCTCCGATTTAATGGTAGTGTATTTGCACTACGCTGTCAAGGTTTCTGAATTATTGTAATTACCAAAGTGTTGGTTGTTGTTTAGCAGGTTTGACATAACTATCAATAATGAACTCCTCTGGAATCTCATCATATTTAATGTAGAAAAATGATGCTCTGCTCCCCCCTGCTGGTCTGGTATGCTTCTCAAGTTCTGACAGGCCTCTCTGTCTTAGCCACATTATGAACTGCAATAGATCGATAACCTTCCATTCAATAAACTCAACCCCACTTTCATCAGAATACCCTGACAAATAAAACTGGCTGGCAATTTTAAAAAACTCCCCCTCTTCTTTTGTCTCACTGTTTTGATAAAACTCCATTGTAAACGTTCTAAACTTATGGAACTTATGACTAAGAGCCTTTTCCTGCCCTGTTAATTGCGATCCATTCATTAAGTG